ACAAAGTCATACAAGTGGTGCTACAACAGGTCATAGTGCATTTACTGTATCTACAGCAGATAGTTATGTTGATAGTGGTGTTAATTTTACTATTAATAAAAAAGCTAATAATTCAGTATTAGTAGGTGAATTAGTTTTAAATATAGGTTCAGATTTTTCTAATGCTTCTAAATGGCATTTTCATAATAGAATACAAGTTAATGGTACAAACGAAATAGTTGGAAATGCGGCAGGCACAGGAACACATGAAAAAACACAATTTATTCATTTAGGTAGAAATAGTACTTTTAGATGGGATTATTATTATTTTATTCCTAGTTCATTTAGATATACAACATCAGGAACAGGAGATGTTCGTTTTGATTGGTATATAAATAAAGGAAGTTCAGGTGGCATGGGAAACCTCAGAGGTGGTGGTATTCAATATACTGTTTATGAGGTAGCAAATTAAAGGAGAAACTATGGCAGATATACTTAGAGCAATCAGACAATTAGATAGTAATGCTGAAGTTGTTGTTTATGGAACACCAACTAATGAAGCTGAATATCAAGCACAAGTTAAGTTTAAATCTGGTGTAGACGCTAATGGTTATGCTACTTTTAAAGAAACACAAGATTTTACTTGGGAACAAGTACAAGGACAATTTACAAGTGCTGAATTTAATGAAGCATTAGAGAAGTTAAGAGAAGAAAGAACCATGAAATTAGCTGAAACAGATTTTTATGGTAATTCAGATGTGACTATGAGTAATGCTATGGCAACTTATAGACAACAATTAAGAGATATAACCAATGGTCTTACAACTAAAGAAGAAGTAGAAGCAGTTGTACTTCCAACAAAACCAAGTGAATAAAAAATCTAAGGAGAAAAACTAATATGACAAAAGCTAGAAATCTATCGGATTTGTTAGACGGAAACGGTGACGTTAAGTCGGCAAATTTAGATAATGTACCTGCAAGTGACAACGCAAGTGCATTAACTACAGGGACACTTCCTGCCGCTAGAATTGGAGCTTCGTCTATTACAGTTGATAAAATGAATTTAGGTGCTTCAACAGACGCTATCAAAATTCCAACTGGAACTGCGGCTCAACAACCAAGTGGTAATGCAGGAGAACTTAGATATGACACAGATAAAAACGCTGTTACTTTTAATAATGGAACAGCTTGGTTGAAAATTTCATCTGTATCTGTAACTCTTTCAAGTGTATCAGGTGGTATAATTAGTGGGGCAAGTTCAACACTTACTCTTACTGGAGAAGGTTTTCAACCTAGTGTATCTTCTACTTTAGTTGTTAATTTTACACAATCCTCAGACAGTATTGATGTTAATGTAACTGTTACACCCACAAGTGATACGTCTGCAAGTGTTACAGTACCGTCAAGTGTTTATTCAAATGTAACAGCAGGAAATGTTGTTATCATTAAAGTTACAAATACAGATAGTTCTCAAAGTTCTGGTATAAATAAAACAGCAATCACTCTACCGTCAGGTGGAACAATTACAACACATGGCTCATACATAGCTCATACTTTTACTTCTTCAGGTAATTTTGTAGTACCTTCTGGTTTTTCAGCACAAATGGACACAGTTTTAGTAGCAGGTGGCGGAGCAGGTGGAAATTGGCATGCAGGGGGTGGTGGAGCAGGTGGAATGTTCACTTATCAAAACACTCCAACAGCAGGAACTTACGCAGTATCAATCGGTGGTGGTGGTGCAGGTGGCACAACTTCTGTCGGTAGCAATGGTGGAAACACAACAGTATTCTCACAAACAGCAATAGGTGGGGGTCGTGGTGGAAACTATCACGTCACTGCTCCTGCAAGTGGTGGTTCTGGTGCAGGTGGAAACGGAACAACAAATTCAATGATAAATGGTGCGTCAGGAACATCTGGTCAAGGAAGTAATGGTGGAAATGGAAGTGGAAATCATGGTGGCGGAGGCGGCGGTGGAAAAGGCGGCTCTGGCTCTAATTCTCCAAATACTAGCACAGGTGGAACAGGTGGAACTGGTGGCTCAAACGATTACAGAACAGGCTCAACTGAATACTACGCAGGTGGTGGCGGCGGTGGAACTTGGGGTGGAAATTCTGCGGCTAGTGGTGGAAATGGTGGGGGTGGAAATGGCTCTTACAACGGTAACTCGTCAGCACCAACAGCAGGAAACCCTAACACTGGTGGTGGCGGTGGTGGCTCTGGTTCACAAGGTAATAATACAAGTTATGCCGCACAAACTACAGGCGGTTCAGGAATAGTAATAATAAGGTACGCAATATAGGAGTTTAAATTATGGCACATTTTGCAAAAGTAAAAAATGGAATTGTTGAAAAAGTTATAGTCGCTGAACAAGATTACATAGATACTATGATTGATACTTCAGCAGGAGAATGGATTCAAACATCTTACAACACTCATGGTGGTATTCATTATAAACCAAATTCAAATGAACCAAGAGAAGACCAATCTGGTGCATTAAGATATAATTATGCAGGTGAAGGTTATATTTATGATAAAGAAGCAAATGCTTTTTATGAACCACAACCTTATCCTTCTTGGACATTAAATACTGAAACTTATATGTGGGAAGCTCCAGTTGTTTATCCTACAGATAATAAAAAATATGACTGGAATGAAGAAACTACAAGTTGGGATTTATCTGAATAATGAAAGATACAAACGAATTAAATATAGAAATAGAAAGAATTAAAGGCGATATAAAACTTATTGAGCAATCTTTAGACACTATTAAAAACAACCATTTATTTCATATCGAAAATTCAATTAAAAAAATTAATAATGTTTTATGGACAGTTGGCATAATGATTTTTGCACAACTCATAATCGTTCTTAGAGATTTGATATTCTAATGATTAAAATATTAGCAACGGTATGTTTTTTATCGGTTGGTGCAGAAAAACAAGATTTATGTATGTCAGGATTTATTCCTATGACACAACCTTTAATTACAGTGGAAGAATGTTCTGTAGCAATTAAAGACATATCTGAATATGTAAACCAAGATTTTAAAGAAAGAAATATAGCAATGAATTTAAGATGTGTGAGGGATAATTATGGCACTACCAATATTTAAACTGCTCAGTTTCGGCGTAAAAACTGCGGCAGACATATATCAAACAAAAAAAGAAACTAAACAACTTGAAGCTCTAGCCGAGAGAAATCATGTAGAAAGAATGGTAAAAGGTGAAGTCGAGTATAAGAAAGCTATTATTGCTAGTAACGATAATGGTTGGAAAGATGAGTTCGTCTTGGTTCTTATATCCATTCCTATTATTTTACTGGCTTACTCTGTTTTCTCTGACGACCCTAACATTCGTAATAAACTAGACGTCTTCTTTGAATATTTCTCAAACATGCCGTTTTGGTATCAAGGATTATTTATAGGTGTCGTTGGTTCGATTTATGGACTAAAGGGTGTTGATTTAATGAAAAGGAAATAATGAAAATTTCAGATACAACTCCGATTTCTATGCCTATGAGAAATTTATTATCAATAATTTCTGCGGTTTTAGTCGGAGCATGGTTTGCTTTTACAGTAATTGAAAGATTAAACGTAATCGAAACTGAACAAAAATTAATGATGTCTGATTTAGAATCAGCAAATGAATTTATTGTAGGTGTACCTAAAGGAAATATGGTGTCACCCCAGATACAAGAATTATTTATGCTTGTAGAATTTGTTTCAAAAAATCAAGAAAAATTAAAAACAGATGTAGAAAATGAATTACCACAAATTACTGCATTAAATCTTAGAGTAGAATTTTTAGAAGATAGATTAAAGAAAGCAGAAACTTTAATAGATAAGTTAAGAAACAACGGCACACACAAAGGAGAATAGATGAAGACAGCGTTAGTAATTGCATTGCTTATGTTTACAGCAGAGAGTGTAGATAAACCATACGAATTTATGATTACTGACTCAATAGGAAATTGTCTTGAGCTTAAGCGTGAAGCCGAAAGAAATACAAACCCTGACAGAATACGTTGGAGTTGTAAAGAAGTCATGGCTGAACTAGAAATAGTTCATGGCAAACTACACATTAACAAAATAATAGAGGAATAAAAACTATGATAATATTTGGAAACACACCGACAACTTGGAAAAATAAAGTTAAAATTTGGTGGGGTAATACTAACAAGTTCGCAATAGCGGCTTTTGTTATCTATTCAGCAATCTTAATCGCAATCTAATGGCAAAAGCACCTAAATATGGTGCTGTTGTACTTTACGAAAAAACAATCAAAGGGACGTCCATAGGTCGTAGACCAATAACTTCTACTATGAACAAAAACAGGAGACGACAAAGTGGAGCAAAAAAATACAGAGGACAAGGCAGATAATATAGAAATTATATTAGATGAATTACCTAAACTCTTAGTTAAACAAGCATATAAAAAATTAAAATCAGGT